GTTCTACAAGTCGGGCAACGCCGCTCGCAACGAGATGATGACCCTGGCAACTGCCTGGGGATATAAAAAGAATATCATCATCAAGAAGAACTTCGTCGATGGAATTGAATTCTTCCGTGGTGAAACCCTTCAGGAAACCGACCTCTCCGAGATCATCATTTCCTACAGCAACCACTGGGCCTATCACTATCTCGGTGAGAAAGCCCCGTTTGATCAGCTGCATCTTGTGACCCAGGAACCTGGGATCCACTGGGCCAACCACCATTTCCGTAACTACCATCGTGCCGAGGAGAACGTCACTCCCGGCTTCAACATGATCGTGATCGACGTGGATGGTGGAGTTCGACTGGAACAGGTCCATGAGCTGCTCTCCGAGTACAAGTTCATGACCTACACGACGAAGCGTCATACCGAGCAGGAACACCGCTTCCGGCTCATGCTGCCCATGAATTATCACCTCGAACTCGATTCCGACGAATACAAGGAATTCATGAACCACTTCATGGCCTGGTTGCCATTCGAAACTGATACGGCTGCCAACCAACGATCGAAGAAATGGGAAAGTTTTGAAGGTGGGTCCTACCACTATAATCTCGAAGGCGAGCTCATCGACGCCCTGGACTTCATTCCGAAGACTAGTCGCAACGAAGCCTTCAAGACTCGGAACCAGAAGCTGGAAAGTCTGGATAATCTGGAACGCTGGTTCGCTCAGCGGATCGCGATGGGCAATCGCAACAACAACATGATCAAATTCGCTCTCGCTCTTGTCGACAGCGGTATGCCGTTGCTCGAAGTTGAAAAGGCCGTGAAGGCTTTCAACGGAAAGCTTAGCAATCCGCTTTCGGACAACGAAATCGACAGCACTGTTATGGTCACTGTCGGAAAGCGTTACGCCTCTTCTTGATCAAATATTCAGACTTTCTTTCGAAAAAGGAGAAGATTTCACAATGTCCGACGATCAAAACAATGGTGTACCTGCACAGAACGACCAGCTCGTTCTCATCTCCGGCAAATCCGGTACGGGCAAGAGCACTTCGCTGATGAATATCCGCGATCAGAAACGCTGGATGTACTTGAACACCGAAGCCGGCAAGCGTCTACCGTTCAAGAACAATTTCGATGCCCATACCATCACGGACCCCTACCAGGTCCATGAAGGCTTCGATTATGCCACCAATGATGGTGTGGCTCAGTACGACGGTATCATCGTCGACAGCCTCACCTTCCTGATGGACATGTTCGAAACCCAGTATATCGTGGGCTCTGCGAATACCATGGCCGCCTGGGGTGCCTATCAGCAATTCTTCAAGACGCTGATGCAGCAGAAGGTACCCCTGTTCGGCAAACCCGTCCTGATCATCGCTCACACGCTTGACGTGCTCAATGAGAAGGCGATGGAGATCGAGACTTCGGTACCCATCAAGGGTGCCCTCAAGAACCAGGGTGTTGAAGCCTACTTCTCGACGGTCGTCTCTCCCAAGAAGATGACCCTCAAGGATCTCGAACCCTACGCATCCGACCTGCTTCACATCGAGGAAGACGACGAAATCCTCGGTTACAAACATGTCTTCCAGACCCGTCTGACCAAGACCACGGTCGGCGAACGTATTCGGTCGCCGATGGGGATGTTCACTCGTGAGCAGTCCTTCATCGATCCCGATGCCCAGCTCCTGCTGGATCACCTGAAGGCTTTCTACGAATAAGGAAAAGACCACCGTTAGGAGGTCACGCAATAAAAAACCTGAAACGCAGAAAACTTCGAAAAACTGAAAGAAAGAGAGACTTCACATGGGAAATCCCTTCAACAACCTGAACACCGATGGCATGGAAGAAACCGGCGATCGCCTGGGCGGATACTCCGCTCTCGAAAGCGGTATCTACACCGGCAAGATCAAGGCAGCCTATGCCGGCCAGAGCTCCGGTGGTGCCCACAACATGACCGTGATCCTCGAAGGCGGCGACTTCGGCTCGACCGAATATCGTGAGACCATCTACGTCACGAACAAGAAGGGCGAGAACTTCTACCTCAACAAGAACGACAAGACCAAGAAGGTCCCGCTCCCTGGCTTCACCACGGTCGAAGACCTGTGCTTGGCCACCGTCGGCAAACCCCTGTCCGAGATTGACTTCGAAGACAAGGTCATGAACATCTACGATTACGAAGCCCAGAAAGAGCTTCCGAAGTCGGTTCCAATGGCCGTCGAACTCATCGGCCAGGAAGTGTCGGTCGCGATCCTCAAGACGATCGAGAACCAGACCGAGAAGGACGGTGCTGGCAATTACGTTCCGAAGGCCGACGGTTCGACCCGCGAGGTCAACAATATCGACAAGGTGTTCAACACCGCGACGAAGATGACCGTGGCCGAAGCCAAGGGCGGCGCCAAGGAACCCGAATTCTGGGACAAGTGGGACGCCAAGAACACCGGTGAAACCCGCGACAAGACGACCAATGTCGGTGGCAATGCCGGGCGTCCGGGCGGTGGCAATGCTCCGCAGGCAGGCGGAAATGCTAGTGGCAACGCCCCCCGCACGAGTCTGTTCGGTGGCGGCAACAGCTGATCGACATTTGATCGACAGCCACTGAATGAGGCAAGATCCGGAACTAATATTTCGGGTCTTGCCGAATTCAATTCAACTCTATAGGAGAGACCCTCGTTCAACGTAGGGTCTCTCTTTTTATGTGGGTCGTCAGTGTACCTATCTTCGTGATGGTTAGTAAAAAGAGAAGGTTCTGGCTCAATCTGAATCAGTACCGGAACGCCCACCACCACACGTTGGACAAGGCCAAGAAGGAGTTCAAACACACCGTCGAGCCAAAGCTTTCTCTGGTTCCCTTTTCGGAGAAGATCCGGATGAGCTTTCTGCTCTATGCCCCCAACAATCAGCGGAGAGACGTTTCCAACGTCTGTTCGGTAGTCGACAAGTTTTTCAGCGACTGTCTCGTGGAAGCCGGGAAATTACCTGACGACAACAAGGATCACCTGCCAATGGTGGCCTACGGATGGGGGGGTATCGACAGATTCGATCCCCGAGTCGACGTTGTGATCGAACGAATTTGAACTGAGAACCACTAGAGAAGGAATATTGCAATGCGGATCACCCTGAACCAGGAAGAAATCGAAGAAGCCATCGAGAAGCTCATTCTCGATCAGGTCGACGTTCCCGACGACATCCGGATCGACATCGACCTCAAGGCCACCCGTGGCGACGAAGGCTACACTGCCGAGATCGACCTGCTCCCGTTCGATGCTCCCACCGATGGAACCGATCGTTCCGTCGATCCCCGGATCGGCGTGGCCAACGGTGCCGAAGGTATGAGCATCGCCGACAAGACCGAAGAAGCGATCGCCGAATCGAAGCTTCCGCGTCGTCGTGGTCGTCCGGCGGGCGCCAAGAACAAGCCGAAGACGCATCGTCGTCTGCCCGACGAACCGGAAGCAGAATCGGCCGAAACGGAAACCGAAGTCGAATCGGAAATCGAGACCGACACCAAGACCGAAGTCGCCGACAGTGACGGCGGTACCAATGAAGGTCTGAATGTCGAACCGACCTCGGAACCCGACGAACGCTCGATCGGTGAAGTCGAAGCCGATGCCGGCGAGGCTCCTGTGACCGTCCAGGAAGACGTCCAGACGCCTTCCGAACCGGAAGAAGCGGAAGCGGAACCCGAGCAACCGACGGAAGAGCCGACGGAAGAGCCGGTGCCTACGACCAAATCCGATCCGGAAACCCTAGACCCGGAACCGGAACCGGAACCGGAACCGGAACTAGAACTAGAACTGGAACTGGAACCCAAACCAGAAGCCGAAAGCGAAACCCCGGCACCAGCACCAACGCGCAGTCTGTTCGGGCACGTTCGCACGAACAACTAAGGAGAGGTCACGATGCGGATCACTCAGATCCTGCTCGTGATCCTCGTCCTTCTGATCCTCGGAATAACGGCGGTGGGGACACTCACCGCCGTTTTCCATTTGATCGCACCATACGCAGCTTTCCTGATTGTCATGCTCTGTATTGGATGGATCCTACTCAATTGGATCCGCAAATATACAGACTATGACTGGAGTGAGCCGCAAGAAAGTGACGAAAACAAGGACGATCAGTCGACGAGCTGAACCCAAGGCAGCAACTGGTGGGACCTGAGACCCTGTCCGGGTCCCACCGAATAATCCAGTCGACCATCCATCCCGATCGAAACCAGGTTGTCCGTCAATGGGCTGCCCACCGTACCCACCATCGGTGGAGTAGGTGCTGCAAGAGACAGCATCGCATGAACCGGATTGTTCCGGATCATCGAGAGAGCTACCTTTGTGGAACGAATTTTGAAATTCCAGAACCACATCAGGCCCATATTCTCCAGATAATCACGGCTGCGACCTGCGAGACGATCGTAGTTCACATATTCTTCCGTGACCTTCGAGAGAGCTTCTTCCTTCGAGAGACCCTGACGTTTGGTCAGATCTTCATACAAGATCGCTTTAGCCAGGAAGTCACCATATTCGATGCTCTTCTGGAGACCCTTGAAGAGAGCTGTGTCACGACCAACGATAAAATATCGGCCGGCAGTCCGGATACCCGGAGGCAGCTTGCTGACCGCATTTTCCATATAATTGGTCAGTCGACCTTCAGAGAGTTCGATCTCTTCCTTGCCAATGCCTACATCGCTGACGGACGTCAGTTCACCTGCCTCGATCAGAGGCCAGATGCTCAGACGACGGAAACCGTCTTCAATGCTCTGCTTCTCAGCGGTAAGCTTTCTCACACGAACGGTGTTGTTCGCACCTTCAGCAGCACGAAGCTCAGCGTCGATCTCCATCACCCGGAGACGATCGCGAACATAACCATTCGTCTCCGAAAGCTTCTTCGGCATACCCTTGATCGTGTTGGCCAGAGGCACACCACGACCAGTCAGCTGGTAAATATTTGCCATGAGGTTGGCAAAAGGCACAATAACCGATTTCACCACGATCAGCACCCGAGCGTCTGTCACGACATTCTGAACGACCGTCTCGGCTTGGACCATCTTCTTGTAGGCATCAGCACCAAAAACACTCGTAGCAAGATCCTGCACTTGTTTCTGGGTCTGTTCGGAATGACGGGTAACACCCGTCCAGTTGTCACCAATCGAAGCCTTTCGGTATCCGATCGCATCATTGATCATGTCACGACGAACCCAGAGCTGCTTCTCACCGAAAAGCTCTTCGATCTTCGCCTTCGCTTCACGAGGAATGAGGTTCACGGCATCAGCCATCACTGGATCACGCTTTTGTTCGCGAGGATCCATCAGGTTCACGAACTCATCGCGCCTGGTGGTCTCTGCCTGATCCCAGACATCAAAGAGCTTCTCAGCGAGCACTTCGTTGAATTTCTGCCCTAGGACCTCTTCTACCTGGCGACCACGCCAGGCACCGATCATCTCTGCGAGATTCGAGCTACGGCCCAGTCGTTCCTCCTGAAGAGAATCGAGACTGCGCTCATAAGCCACCAGAGCCCCGCTGGCGTCGAAAACAGGCATCAGGTGCTCACCAGTACCCTGAGAGCTCTGAGATGCTCCTGAGCCCGTTCCTGGGCGCCCTGAGAGCCGCGAGAGACGCTTCTGGATCTTCTGGACGGTATCAGGGTCCGTAATACGACCTGCCGTCATCACAGAGGTCGAATAACCCGTCACAGGATCAACACCCGAAGCCGTCAGACGTGCGGTCTGCATCACGCCCTGATTATATGCAGAACGTCCAGACAGAGTGGAGAAATAATACCCCATCTTCTTCTGACTGGTGCTCGAATTTTCTGCCCGGCTGCCGACATAATCAGCAACCCGCGTCATTCCACGGCGACGCATTTCGACATATTCCTGATCATCTGCAACGACCAGAGTACGTCCTTCATGCTTTCCTTCCTGGATCTGGGGAATATATCCCTTGAAGTGGTTCAGACTTGCATTGGAGGACGAGTCCACCTTGGAAATTTCATCCTGTCGCTGACCTTCGAGATACGACAGAATGAATTCCACACCCTTCTGCTGTTCCTGAACCAGAGAGGACATTTGGTTTTTGTCGAGGTCCGAAAGACCGTCCAGCGCCATCAGCGTCACCAACTGGTCGATGTCACGGACCAAGCCCGTGTCGACTTCAGGAGACACACGAACACCTTCATTGAGCAATCGCTCGATCGCGTTCGCATTGCGGAGCAGATTCAACGGAGCCTTGCCGGTCCGCATGAAGTCAGCGAGCTCCTGGGCCTTCTGGATGATCAGAGAACCATTGGTGTTACCACTGATTTTCTTCTCGATCTTCGAACGTTCATTCGAGATCTTCGAGAAATCACCAAGAAATTCAGTGATCTCTTTGACCGAATATCCCGAGCGAAGTGAAGCCAGGTCCGTCTTACCCATAGAACGGAACATCGTGCTCCATTCGTCACTGGTGACATCTCGATCGAAACGTTTTTCCAAGAGCTCAGGAAGATGCTCACGGAACTGCTGCCTGGTCGAATGCACGGCTGAACGCACAGCCTTGATCATGTCATAGACCGGAGCGTTCTCGGTCGTCCGACCAACCAGCTCGTTCAGGAATTCATGGGCTGTCTTCGAAGAGAGACTCTTGTTGGCCAGCGACATGATGGAACGTGCCTGATCCTGGGCCACATCTTCATCGAAGATGCCTGCGACCAGCTGGCCGAAATTGGCCAGAGCTTTCACCGACTTACCAGCACGGATATCATCTCGGGTACGAGCCTTCAGCTCTTCCAGCTTGTCGCTCGATTTCCTGGAAAGATCCTTCATCTGGGAAATCACCCAGGCGTTGCTCTTGTCCAGAGCAGTACCAGCAGGTTCCACGAACTGTTCGATACGCGATTTCTGATCGTCGTCGATTTCTGCCAGGCGATCAGTCAGAGCGTCGATTGCTGCACCGATCGAAGGAGCAGCACTCTTTCCGAGATGCTTGGCCGTATCGAGCGAACCTTCCTCACCACTGACAGTGAAGGCCAGGCGATCCATCAATTCCGAACCCAGGTTCGTCAGACGATTATCCAGGGTGTCATTCGGAAGACGATCACCCTTAGGCATCGGCATACCAGCCAGTACCTTACGGAAACCGTCATGGACCGCAGCAAGAGCAAGGAAAGCCGGCAACAGCGTGGAACGACCCTGCTCGTCGATCTCCATCAGATATGTGCCGGTAATGCTCCGATATTTTTCCTGAGCCTGGTATTCATCGGCATTGTCGTTTGGATCATCCGGGTTTTCCCGAAAATTCGAAGGACGAAGGTTCTTCGTGACGTGTTCGAACAGATCCTGAACTCGCTGGAGCGAGTTCGGATTGAGCTCGATCTCCGTTGCCAGAGCAGCCACCATCATCTGGAAAGTCGAAGCCTGCTGGGCGTCCATCGGGAACCCGTGGGCATCAAAGGATTCGAATACGGCGTCAGCCTGCACCTTGGCTACGAAAGCCTTGTACTGCTGCGTTGCCCGGGCAGCTGCATTAGGCTGACCGTTCATGTGACGAGCGACCTTGTTGAAGAACGCTTCGCGAAGCTCGGTCAGACGATTGCTCGATCCGAAATCACTCGACTGGAACAGGATCGTATCTGCCAGCGAAGCACCCACCGATCGAGGGCTACGCATGAGAACACCCGTATTGAAACGTAGGTTCGAATAGATATCCGAACTTGGTCCACGAAGACCGAAGAGTTTCTTCAGATAGTCGAGAGCTTCGCCTACGATCCTGGCAATCGGATTCTTCACCTTGCGACGGCCGGCAGCACGAGCAAGATCCTGGTTCGACAGGACCCATGCCATGAATTCGTTCAGAGCATTTGCCCGATTGGCCTGGGCGCCATTCTGACCATTGCCCAGATGTCCGAGGATCGTCGACTGAGCCGCAAGCATGGCTGTACGGCCTGCTTCGTTGAGGTTTGGTAGATCGGATGGCACATTATCCAACCACTCATCCATGAGAGCCTCGATACGACCGATCGCTTCAAGCTCTTCTTTCGAGAGCGTCTCACGCTGCTCAGGATCAGTGCTGTAGAACGCAGCTACTTTGTCCAGAGTAGCAGCATGGATGAGCTCATGCAAAGTCGTCTCGGCAGAACCGTTTCCGATGACAATACGGCGATCACCGAAGTCAGTGTAACCTTCGGCTTTGACGCCATTCACCGTCTCCGTGGAACCAGGAGAGGTAAGCACCCAATCCGTGTCCTTCAGAGCCCGGGCAGCTTCGAGCATCAGCTTTTTCTGATCCTGGTTCACATTGAGTTGAGCGATGAACCTTGGGAGATCTGAAGCGGGCACGGCTTCAATTTCACCGAAGATCCTACCCTTCTGGGTATTTTCTTCGGTTTTCTTTTTGGTATCTTCTGCTTTACTCAATTTATTGAGCTCTTCAGCATAGAGCTCATTGAGAACAGACAGAATCTCCTGATCCGTCAGACCTTCGAGCGACAGCAGATTTCCTTCGGCATCATACGATGCTTCAGCCGAAGCCATGTGATCCACAGTCATCTGGACCCGGGCGAGGGCGTTCTTTCGAGCCTGGCTCTCACGAGCGATTTGAGACATTTCGGTATCCAGCGAACGGATCATCTCGATGATCTCTTCGTTCGTGGCTTCCGTCTTGCCTGGACCAAGCAGGGCTTCGCTCAGAGCGATCCTCT